ATGCAACCAAAAGAGGCACCAATGCAATCAGAAGAGGCACCAATGCAACCAAAAGAGGCACCAATGCAACCAAAAGAGGCACCAATGCAACCAAAAGAGGCACCAATGCAACCAGAAGGTGAAAGCAAAAGCCTCCAAGAAAAAAAAGAGACACCTTTAGCGAGAACTTCCGGCGAAGGCGGTGTAGCTTTGGGCGGAGAAGACGTTGACATGAAATCAGATATCCAAATGCCACGTTTGGCGATCCTACAAGGATTGTCAAAAATGGTTATGGATGGTAAATCGCCAGCCGGGTACATAGCCAACGCCTTGACAAAAGAAGTATTTGGAAAAGAATTTACATTCATTCCTCTATTTCTTTTTAAAACTAGGGCGATGTTCGGCGAAGGGCGCGCCTTGGTTTGTTCATCGCGGGACGCAAAAATATGTTCTTTCAACAGCGATGGTACGCACGAGCCCGAAGAAGATTGCTTCGAATGCCCTGATTCAAAATGGCCACCAAAAGACGCCCCCAACGCAGACAAGGGGCCACCTTGTTCGCTTGTTTATAATTACCCGGTACTCAACGCCGACAATCTTAAACAATTCCCTGTTTCAATATCATTGATGCGCACAGCATTGAAAGCTGGTAAAGCTTTGAACTCAATTCTTATGATGTCAAATGAGGATTGGTTTTCAACAAAGATTAAAATGACAGTCACCCAGAAAGATTCACCCAAAGGAACCTACTTTTCACCAGAGTTTGAAGTAGCAGGCAGAACGACAGATGAAGAATATGCTCTTGCAAAAGAATGCTTTAAACGTTTAAGAGGTAAGGTAATTGAAGTTGACCTCACAGTAGAAGCACCTGAGAATGATGATGTCTAAAGCCCTATTCGGGGCATGATGGTTGGCCGGGCGATCACTTGATGGGACGTGGTTCCCGGTCAGTATTTATTTTAAAAAATTATGATTAAAACAATTACTTGGGTATTACCAAGACCAAGAAAGAATAAGTATCGAGGCGGTTTTCCTTTACACTTTGAGAAGAAACTAATTAGAGAACTTGGAATGAATGAGATAAGAGACACACAGAATATATTTCATTCTTTTGGCGGTTGTGCTGAGTACGGCATAAAGAATGATATTAAACCAGAGCTAAAACCTATGTTTAACCTTGACGCTCATAATCTTCACTTAATAAAAAATAATACTTTCCAACTAGTTATATTAGACCCACCCTATAATGAACAACAGAGTAAAGAGTTATATGGAACGCCTAAACCACGATACAAAGATTATATTAAAGAAGCAGTAAGGGTCTGCAAACCAAAAGGATTTGTGGCTATATATCATTGGGTAATGACTCCTAGACCAGAAGGAACTAAGTATTTTATGAGAATTGTAATATTAACAAGAGTATGGCATAAACCAAGAGTATGTTGCGTATTTCAAAAGGAAAAATGAAAGATTCTAAAGTGCTTTTCTTTGATGTAGAAACGACTGGAACCGATCCCAAAATACACGATATTATCCAGCTTGCATTCCTTATTGAAGTGAATGGTGTGATAAAGGAAAGACAGAATATTTTTATGCAACCCTTCAGGTACGATACTATAGACGAAAAAGCGTTAGAAGTAAACAAACTTACATTAGAGCAGATAAAAAAATTCCCTCACCCCCGCCAAGTATATCCTGTTATCAATAAAGTCTTTTCAAAATATGTTGATAAGTATGATAAGAATGATAAGTTTTATCCGGCAGGATACAATGTCTATTTCGATTTAAGTTTTCTTTTCGAATATTGGAATAAAAACGACGACCCTTATTTCGGTAGCTTCTGCAACTGGCACAGACTTGACCCCCTTGCTATTGCTTTTATGCTTGAATATACAGGTAAGATACCACCGCTTGAAAACTACAAGTTAGAGACAGTCTGTAATTTTTTCAAAATCCAAATCAAAGCCCACGACGCGATGTCAGACATAACAGCCACAAGAGAATTATTATTAAAAATGCAAAGATTTATATTACCAGATTGTTTTATAGATAAAACCGACTGGACAGTTTATGCAGGAAAAATACAAAGATGAAGATAACTAGAATATGGGCTATGCCTAATAAGTGGACATTTAAGATTAAACCAATAGCAGAATTGTTGCAAAAGTATAATGTTGGAAAAGGTTGGATAGACCCCTTTGCTGGAATGTATAGCCCTGCTGAAATTAGAAACGATTTGAACCCAGAATCAAATGCAGAATATCATTTAGAAGCATTAGAATTTATTAAAACGTTAAAAGGCAAATTCAAAGGATGTGTTTTTGACCCCCCATATTCATTAACTCAAGTTTCAAGAAGTTATAAAAACATGGGCAAAGAATACCATAATGCAAACGATAGAACTGGTGCTTTTACTAAAGTTAGAGATATAATTCCATCATTATTAAACTTTGGTGGAATTGTTATTTACTTCGGATGGAATAGTAATGCTATGGGTAAAAAAAGAGGATTTAAAATCATTGAAATATTACTTGTAGCCCATGGTGGAAATAGAAATGATACTATCGTTACAGTAGAACAAAAACAAAAGACATTATTTAATGTTAATAAATAATTAGTATTAATATTAAAGGAGATATATTAATGTCAGTTAAATTATTTAGTGAATTATTCACTGGCAGAAAAAACGCATATGGTTTTAACCAGATGTGTTTAAAAAAAGAATTGACTCAAGATATTTATGCCCACCATCTTACCGGCGAAAGGCGGATAGGTGTTTATCCAATAATAAATAATAAATTTACCAAATGGGTAGCGGTTGACATCGATGAAGCAAATTTTAATATAGCAAGAGACTATGCTTTAGTGGCAGAAAAAAATGGGGTTAAAGCATATATAGAACGTTCAAAATCAAAAGGTTTTCATGTCTGGATTTTTTTCAAAGAACAAATATCTTCTCTCGACGCTCGCCTTGTAGTTGAAATGTTTCTTAGTGAAATAGAATACAATTGCGAAATATTTCCGAAGCAAGATATGACAACAGAGGAAAGGCCTTTCGGCAATTTTATTTTTCTTCCTTTATTTGGCGGTAACACTAAAGAAGGAAAGACGGTTTTTGTGGATATTAACAATGAAGTGTTGATCCAATCTTCAAATGAATTGACAAAGATAGAACTCACGCCTCTTAGCGCTTTCAAAGATATCATAGAAGCCAATGAATTAAAAAGAGAAAAATCAACCAAGACAGACTCAACACAAAAAACAATGAGCAATTCTTCGTTGCCCTGCATTAAAAAAATAAAAGAGGGTATTAAGCGCGGACACCGAAACGAATGCGCTTTTAGATTGGCAATCCATTTAAAAGATAAAGGCTTATCTCACGGCGAAGTATCTATGCTTATCACTAACTGGAATGAGAAAAATGAACCGGCGAAAGATAAATCAAAGAATCAGACGCTTAAAGAATTGCAGGGCGTGGTTGATTCTGTCTTTAAAGGCCAATATAAATCGTATGGTTGTGAGTCAGGTATCATTTTAGAATATTGCGATAAAGAAAAATGTCCGATCGTCCTCGCTCAAGATAAAAAAGCCCAGATAGAAAAAGGCTTAATTGTTTTAATGTTTAGGGACGCTCAAACAATGGTATTCAGGAAAAAGGGTTATGAATACCGGCTTACAAATTTTGATTTTTCAAAATCCGGTAAATTCAAATGCTCCTTGACTCTTTCTAATCTTAAAGAAGAAAAGGTTATTTTTAAAGATTTCATATCTTTAGATATACATACCCATCGGCAACGATATGTTAAAGCCTCCAAAGACAAAGAAGTGGATAAAGATCTTATGAAGATAGATGGTCTTGTCCGTAAGCAGATTGAAAAGGAAGAAAAAGAAAAAATTGCTAAAGCTAAACAGCTTTATGTAATGACAGAAAAAGAAAAGAATGAAGCATTGCAATATTTAGAAGACCACCCTCATATATTAAAAGATGTTATTACTTTAACCGATCAGATGGGTATTATTGGAGAAGAAACGATACGGCTTATGGTGTATCTTTGTTTTACTTCGAGAATAATAAAAGAGCCCTTAAGTATAACTATTAAGGGTGAATCTTCGAGTGGTAAATCTTATATACCTACAAGGGTAAAGCGCCTCATACCAGAAGAAGGTTGTTTTTTTATAACAAGGGCAACGGCCAATGCCTTCTATCACTTGCCGGAAGACGGTATGCAGCATAAGATAATTTTCATAGCCGAACTCCCCGGAAGCGAGTCGGCGGACTACTCCATAAGGACAGCGCAAAGCGAAGGGGATCTAATATTATGGATGCCGATAAAAGACCCTCACACCGGCGATCAAATAACACAGACAAAAACAGTTAAAGGACCAGTAGGATTTTTAATGACGACAACCAAAGCAAGTTTATTTAATGAGAATGAAACGAGAAACTTCTCATTGTTCACCGACGACTCTGCGGCGCTTACTAAAAAGATAAGCGACGTTACTATAAGGAAAGCCAAAGGAGAAACGTTTGAACTTGACAAAGACAAGATAAATCTATTTAAAAACATGCAACGGCTTCTCAACCCAGATTATAAAGTTATTATGCCGTTTGCGTCTGATGTATTTAACAGTTTTCCAAATAAACCAGTAAGAATAAGACGCGACAAGGAACGTTTTAGAGTGCTAATTGAAATAATTACAATATTGCACCAATTCCACAGAAAACAAATACATCAAGACAACGGCGTTATACACCTTGAGGCAACGCTGGCAGATTATTATTTGGCGAAAAAGATAGCCGAGAATGTACTGCTTGAAACTATTTATGAAATAGGTCCGGCAGCAAAAGAGATCTGGGAACACATTATTGAAATGAAAGAGACAGGTTATAGACAAGAACAGGACGGACCGCCCGGGGAAACCTTTGATTTTACCTACAAGGAGATAATGGAAGCACTTGATTGGAAATACGACAAAGTGAAGAAGTGGACGCTTGTTTTACTCAAGGCAGGGATAATTGAATATGCTGAAGGTGTGGCCGGGGGCCGAGGGAAAGCAACAAAATATAAAATAGCTCGGCAATATGAAAATTTCGGGTCTGAATTAGCAGGGGCGTTTTTACCTTCGGTTGCCGAGTTGTATGAGAAATATCCTTGCGAAAAAAATATTTTTTATAACCCACTACCGAGACCAGAAAATTCATTAAAAGATGAATTTGTTTCGATTATGGAAGAAAAGCGTAACGGTATAACGGTTTCCGAAAAACCAGAGGATATTCCGGATGATATTTAATCTTTATCAACATATAGTTTTTATACTATATGCAAATAGTATATATAATAGTCAAGTGCTAAACCGTTATACCGTTACAAACCGTTACGTTTTTTTGCATAACGGTAAAAACGTAATACCAGTATGAAACTGAAACATTTACAGGCCAAAAAACGTAATAAAATGAAAACCGTTATACTGTTACGCTTTAAGCATTATAACTTTTTTTTTGGGGGGACAACCAAAAATTCACAGATCCCGGAACTACCTCGAAAAAAACGTTTCTCGTGCATAAAGCATAACGGTATAACGGTTTTGCGATTTTCAATGTTTTCAATGCTTTTTCGCCCAAAAAAACCGTTATGGCCGTTTGTAACGGTATAACGGTTTATGGAGCCAAAGATGAAAAATGTAAGCCAGTATTTAACTTTTCAATTTCTTAAAAAAGATAAGCCAGTATTACCTTTTTTCTCGCATCTAAAAACACAATATGGTATTGACATTTTTCGTTTGCAAAAACGCTAAACCGTTATACCGTTACGCTAATTTTGAAAAAGGAGAAATATATTGCTTCAAAGAATAAAATGCAAAGGCTGTAAAAGGATTTTCGAGCACTATACTTTGCATCATAGAAAAACGAAAAAAACATTTTGTCTGGAATGCCTTAAAAAAAAGACAGCGTTGGTGCAAAAAATGTATCGGGAAAGAAGGAGAAAAAAAAGATGATATTATATTCAAGGCACCTTTTAAAATTAGGCATACCGATCCCCGACGACGCAGTAATCAGGATAAACATAGCTTGGATTCCAAATATGCTTACTTTAATCTCTGCATTAGAAACAACCAATCATGAAGTATTCATAGATTATCCATTAGGCAGGACAAAGCCACCGACCGTACAGCTTAGTATGATTGATGTGATAAGGACAGTTTTTACAGAACACTCAAAGATAGGCTACCTTGCAATATCAAACGCCGAGGCCCAAAAAGATATGCAGAAAATAAAGAATATGCTCCCGCCCGGGATAACCCTTGTACCCAAAATCGAAACAGCCAAGGGAATAAATAATCTTGAAACCATTGTCCGGGGAGCCTATTCTAATACAATAATGTTTGATTCCGAGGACTTATTCACTAATCTTGGTTGTAACGTTGAAGCTTTTGAGGAAGCAGTTAGGGCTCTAAAAGCAAAGGTTAAGAAGCTAAATATCAATATGCTCCAATTATACGGGGTTGTGTTCTCTGATATGCCCTAAAAGCCTTCGCAATGAGGCAAAACAGGGCGTTTTGAGTCATTTTTAGCACAAGGAGAGTAAGGATATGAATATACCACAAAAGACCAATACAGGCGAAAATACGGCGATTTCGGACAATAATTGCCCTTTGTGCGTACGCCACCAAAAAACACGCAAATACCACGAAGACCAGTATGTATGGATCGTTGAATGCCTCAAGTGCGAATGCCCTTTGATAGTTTGGAAAGAACACAAACATTATCTTGAACCGAAAGAATTAAGTTATGTTTGGGAGATAATTAAAAAGATATTCGGTAATGAAGCAACGCATGCCCTTGATACGAATATGAAAACTATGAGCAATCATTGGCACGGACACATAGGGCCATAAAAACAGGCAAAGAATATATGGGAAGGCCTTAGATTATATGGGAGTGAAATATGATTAAAATAGTTTTTGATTTAGATGGTGTATTACGCGACGTAGACGCTTATCTTTGTGATAAATTGGGCGTTGCTTATCCTGAACAATGGGAGTGGATGCCCAAGGGCAAAGGTTTGTTTGAGCATATAAGAAATGATAATTATAGAGCATTGGTCTATGCACCGGCAACAGAATATTTCCTTCCTATAAAAAAACACTTTGAAAAAATTGAGATATGGTCATATCAAATACCTAAATGGCAGCCTTATACTAAATTATGGTTAAACAACAATTTAACTGATAAATATACTATAAGATATTTAAAACCGCACGAAAAAGAAAAAAGACTTTATGCAAGCAAAGATACTTATTTGCTCGAAGATTACCCTAAATTTAAAAACTATGATCGCATTCTGCTTGTAGACAGACCCTACAACCAAAAAGTAAAAGCACCACACAGAATCAAAACAGTTGCAGATTTAAAAATATGGCTTGAAAAAACAAAAGAGTAACTATGTATAAAAAAGACAGAGACAAAAATAAAAAGGTTGACACCAACGAAAATGAGATACCAAGAAAATTAGCTCTATGGGATGAATGGTGCGAACACGGCAAGAATATAATTCTTCAAGGAACAGATAAATATACCGGTGCCGAAAAAGACAAATCGGAAACTATCGACATAATGCCACAAGTCGTTGGGAAGCAAGGATATATAGATTTTGTTATCTGCGATATCATCAAGCGTTTAATTAGGTTTAGAAACGACGGTCGGCAAAGAGACCTTGTTAAAATAAATGTCTGGTGTTATTTGCTGGATAAATTTTTAAAAGAATCAGAATGAAGCAAGAACAATTAATGAAAATTGCGACGCTTCTGTTGACGGCTTTATTTATCATTGGCTGTATTATACAATATTTATCTAATGTAGCAAAATGTCAAAAGCTATGTTATATCGAACTGCAAGAATTTGAGGGTTTTAGAAAAGGTGAGTGTTACTGCAAAGAAAAGGAGTAAGGATGAAAAATTTTGGATGGCATTTGATACTGGATATTGAACATTGTGATCATAAGATTAAAATTGCAAGCGAATTAAGGAAATTTATTAAAGGATTATGTAAAGTGCTTGACATGAAAGCCTATGGCCCCTGCGTCATTAAGCACTTCGGACATGACAATGATGTGACTTCCGGTTATACGGCATATCAATTAATTGAAACATCTAATATCAGTTGCCATTTTTCAGAAAAATATGACAACGCTTACATTGACGTGTTTTCTTGTAAGAAATTTGAAGCCTATGACGTAATAAGATATATAACAGATTTTTTTGATGCAAGAACAAAATGTTTTCGTTATTTAGTTAGATAATGGGTAAGAAATTTACACGAGGCGGTACTGCATGGAATACAAAATCGCGGGAATTCTATATGATCGGCGCTTGCATACAAAAAGAATGGAGCGATTGTATTAATAGAGGAAATAAATGCGTTGAATGTATTCAAATAATGGGCAAGGTGCCATCTTGTTATGAAAAAGAAAAATCCATATAACAGGAGGACAAGGAGGACAGAATGTCTTGCAAAGGCGTAATATTAGCCGGCGGTGCTGGCACACGATTATATCCAACCACTAAAGCGGTTTGTAAGCAACTGCTTCCAATCTACAACAAACCTTTAATCTACTATCCCCTATCAACGCTTATGCTCGCCGGTATAAAAGATATCCTTATAATCTCTACATCAAAAGACATATCAAACTTCATGCTTTTATTTAAAGATGGTTCTCGATATGGTTTACATATTGAATATGCTATCCAAGAAAAACCAAACGGTATAGCCGAGGCTTTTATAATCGGTGAGCGTTTTATAGGTAAGGATAATGTTTGTCTGATACTTGGCGATAATATATTCTTCGGGCATGGATTAACTGCTTTGTTAGAAGAAGCGGTATTACAAAGTGACCTTGGTGCAAGTGTTTTTGTTTATCAAGTCAAAGACCCGCAACGCTACGGCGTTATTACATTTGATACAAAAATGAAGCCTATAGCCATTGAAGAAAAACCCAAGAAGCCAATATCAAATTGGGTTACAACCGGGATATATTTCTATAACAATGAAGTAATAGATATTGCTAAAAACCTTAAGCCTTCTGAACGAGGTGAATTAGAAATCACTGATATAAATAATATATACTTAGGTAAGGGTAAATTGGGCTTTACTCTGCTGGGCAGGGGTTTTGCATGGCTTGATACCGGGACCCATGAATCCTTTATAGAAGCTTCTATGTTTATAAAAACAATAGAAGACAGGCAGGGATTGGAGATAGGTAATATAGAAGAAATCGCCCGTAACAAAGGATGGATAAAATGATTAATTTTTTTAAAAAGAAAGTCACAAAAACAGAAACAAAAGAAGTCCAGCACAGTTACGCAACAGTTAAGACCGGCAACAAAAAAATAATAAAATGTAACCATAAAATAGTAGACAGCATCAAAGGAGCCTTTCAGAGTTTTCAATGCAGTAATAGAAGGTGTAGGAAGTTAATAATAAAGGGCAAGAAAACCCCTGACCGCGCGTTCGGGAATGCGAAGGTGCTACGTGTCTAAAAAAATAATATGTTTAATGGTTGTAATCTTTTTTTGCATTAATTCATTTCCGGAAACAAAGGAGAAAAAAGTGAGTGAATATTTTATAGTAAAAATTGATGAAGGAATTAAGAATCCTCTTGCCAATATAAATATTGATGAACTCTTTGAAAAAGTAAGTGATACTATCGGTATAATGCTTTTACCTAGTTTTAGAGGCACTATTGAAATAAGAAACACAGACGCTTTAACCGTAATGGTTCTTGGTGAAGATTTCCCAAAACAATTTAGCAAAGAAAGTGTCAAGTCTTGTTATATTATGAGTAAAAAAACAATAATACTTGCCGGTAAAACATATAAGCATGAACACCTTGTCCATGAAATGGCACACGCTTTAATCAATAATTATTTTATTAACTGTCCATCGGAGAAAACCCAAGAAATACTTGCTGGCTGGGCTGAACATCAAATATGTATTAAGAAGAAATAAGGAGATATTATGAGAATTTTAGTCACCGGCGGCGCCGGGTTCATAGGAAATAGTTTCATCAGGTATATACAAAAACAATACCCTTATTACGAAATATTAAATTACGATAAATTAACGTACGCTGGTAATACAAATAATCTTTTAGAACTAAATGAAAAAAATTATTTATTTGTAAAAGGTGACATTAATGACAAAGTATTATTGAAAAAATTAATATTTGGTTTTGATTGTGTAATAAACTTCGCTGCCCATACGCATGTGGATAGATCAATAAAGGACGCCAATCCATTTCTTGATACTAATATTTACGGTGTCCATACTTTATTAAGTGTCGCCAGACGACTAAAGATACCAAAATTTATCCAAATCTCCACTGACGAAGTTTATGGAAGCACTGATTTAACGGGTTGCTTTGATGAAAACTCTCCACTTAAACCTACAAATCCTTATGCTGTATCAAAAGCTTCCGCTGATCTATTCTGCCACGCCTTTAGTAAGACTTATGGTGTGCCGATTATAATCGTAAGGCCCTCTAATAATTACGGTCCCCGACAATACCCGGAAAAGGTTATACCTCTTTTTGTAACTAATATTATAGAAGGTAAAAAAATACCTCTTTACGGTAAAGGCGAAAATATAAGAGAATGGACTTACGTTGAAGATACCTGTTCTGCGCTTGATATAATTATGCATAAAGGTGAGATAGGCGAAACCTATAATGTAAGCAGCAATATTGAAACTACAAATTATAATCTTGCATTATGTATTCTAGATAAATTTAATTGTCACCCTGACGATAGAGGACAATGCATAGAATTTGTTAAAGACAGACCCGGACACGATTTTCGTTACAGCGTAAGTTCAGAAAAAGTAAGGGCTTTGGGTTGGAAACATGAATATAGTTTTAATAAAGGATTAAGCAAAACAGTTGCTTGGTATATGGCAAACAAAGAATGGTGGGAGAAAATAAAAAAACGGGATACCGACAAAGTATCCCGTTTATATTCTTCAACGTCGCAAACTCAATTATAACTTATTTGCCTCTGGCCTTATTGATTAAATTCAATATGTAATCAAGGCCTTCTAAAATTAATCCGCCAATAGTCATGGTTAAAATATGTTCAGGAACAACATTCTGAATAACTTCTGGATTCTGGATTATCATAGTTATACCTACTGCCAGCGCTCCTAAAACAGTTTTACCTATTCCTTTACCTAATTTAAAGCTGGTAAAAATCTCACTTATTTTCATTACTGCCCTCCTTTTGTTCTAGTTTAATATCAACATTATTTTGTATAGGATTTTTTCTTCTTTGCGGTGGTGACCAACTTGGATCTAATGTTTTATTCATATCCCACACGATGCGTTTCAGTTTCTTGTGTTGTTTAAAATTAAATGACTGTATCTCTCTTACTGCATCAACTAAAAATTCTTCATCCTTGTTGTCTTTTTCTTCTAACAAGTGTGTAGAGATTTGCGATAGCTTTTTGAATTGCTGGTAGTTAAAAGAATGTATCGCCTGAATTTCATAAACCAATTTCTTAAATTGGTCATGTCCCAATTTGTATTCAAAATCATTTTTTTCCATTTAATGACCTCAATATTGCAGCTACTTCTGTTAAAGTTTCAGCTATGCCTTTATGTTCTTCTTTTTGATCATCGTGCGCTTCTTTATTTGTTTCGTTGTGGTGCTTCATAGCATTACATGTTTCTTGAAGAACCTTAGTGCTATGTTGTATATGATTGCCGATAATCAAACTCCAATCTTTTCTTTCTTTTTCTTGGGCGGTGATTATTCTTTTAACCACCCACATGCAGAGACCCAAGACGCCAATAGCTAAAACAACCTCTAGCCCAAGGGTTGCAAGCGCTTTTAAAGTAATAAGGTCGAACATTTAATCACCTCCTTAATTTCCACCGATTTCTAAAATAGTTAAATTACCATAGGCTGTAGCACTACCAGTGATTCCTTTGTCTGCAAGTACACTAAATGTAATACTACCACTTAATCCCGTAACAACAGCTGTCATAGACCAACCTACCTTATCGGCAGTTGAGCCACCTTTGGCTTTAACAGTATGAACAACAGTTGAACCATATTTCAATTGGAAAGTGTCTTCACTGTTAGTTGACGCATATCCTGAAGCAATTAATATTACCGTATTACCACTGGTAATAGTTTTAGCTTTGCTAAGAACTGTCGCTCCACTATTGGTGTATGCTGTCCCTGAGTCTGTATCTGCTTCTACTGAAGCAGGAGTAACGCCGATTGCTTCCCAAGTAGCTGTAACACCGCTATGGTTATATCTTAAAAATTGACCATCATCACCGGACGCCGGGACCGCAATTGCGGCTCCTTGGATCTTTACAGCGTCGTGGTCAAGGTCTGTAATCATTGCTTCAGTTAAAGCCTGAAAAGAAAAAGCCGACCCATTGCCGATTGTTCCATAGAACCTGTAGTTCCCGGGAGCAGCACTACCACCTTCTAGTTTTTCAGCTTCAATTCCACCATCCTTCAATTCTAATAAATCTCCTGCTGAAATTTCAAACATGGTTGTATTGATTAAACTGTCTAAATACTGCGGTGTACCGTCGGCGGCGTCTGCTTTTAATTTGTGCGGTGAGTTAGCGTCAGGTAAAACCCCTGCGCCTGCGGGGACATTGGTCAATAATGTTATAGCCGCACCGCTAACTTTAGATGCCGTAGTGATTTGTGCAAGCTTTGTATCAACAATAGCAGCACCAGCCGCTACTTTAGCGTTAGTTATTTGGAGAGCTCCATCAGTCAATAATTCCAATGCATCATTATTTGCCCTAGCTAAAGCGGGGTAGTTAATCAGCAATTCGTCATTTTGAGGGGCAGTTTTATCCCAAGCCATAATTACCTCCTATTAAAATTTTTTGCATAATTTTTAGTTAATTTATGGCAATCTTTACATAAAGTTTGACCATTATCAATATTCCAAAAAGATTTATAGTTTATTGCTATTCTAACTAAAATTTCTTTATCTTCAAAAGGAGAGAACTGATTATATTCTTGCAGAAATTCTTGGAACAGAATAACAAAAGCTTTTTTATGATCTGCATGAAGATAGTTTCCCCTTATAAAACATTCTTGACAAGTATAATTATCTCTTTGATATACTTCAGTTCTCCATTGCTTATATTCAAATAATCTTCGAAAATATTTTTTTCTCTGTTGAACTAATTTAATTCTATTTTTTATATTATATTCTCTTTGATAATTCTTAATGACTTCTACATTTTTAATAGCATAATACTTCACTCTTGCTTTAACGCATTCTTTACATGCAGAACGATACTTATTACTATCTTTCCTAAAATAGAATTCCGAGATGTCTTTATTAATCAAACATTTTTTACAAATCATCTTTTCCTAATTCTTCGGTTTATCTTTATATTCTTTTCCTCTATCTTTTATCTTTACTTTACCAAAAAAACTTTTCTCCCACCAATTCCATAAAGACTTAAAAGATTTTCTGCCCTCGCGCCTTCTGACTTTTTTATATCCTTTAGCGACTTCTTGCATATCATATAAAGCTATGCCATGGTCGGCTAAAGTGTTTATCCAGCATTGAGGATGAAGTATAAATTTTTGAGCAAAATTATACATTTGTTCTATGCATGTAAAGACCATTGGCTTCTTGATGTTAGGGTCAAACATAACAACATTACCACTAACAATTACATAAGCAGTATCTTCAATGATTCCCTTTTTACATCTGTCACAAAACAGTTTTCCATCTTTAACCATTTTATTCCTCCTGTTAGTCCTTGGGCTTCTTGATTTTTTCACCTTTCTCTACGTGATCTTTTACCTTCCCAAGTAAGGTATTTATAGACGGTAAGCTTATACCCCCGGCTATTCCCATAGTATAAAATTTATTAGCCATCGCTCCTCTGTGCATTACCCTGTATTGCAGGATGCCGGAGCGGAATGTTCCGTCTTTATCCAAATCAATAATTAATTTATGCGGTACAATTTGTTTAGCCATATTACCCCCTTACAATCCATGCGCATGCCACCGAAACGTACCCGTTTGAAGCACTCCGGCATGATTATATAATTTGACAGCCGTAACTCCCGTGGTGCTAAGATCGGTTAATCTATAATATACACCATTCCCTGTCACAATTGTAACATTTAAGTTTGGCGCTTCATGAAACGTCTTACTAAATGTTATACCTACGCCGTCAGCGGCTACCGTTACCCGTTCCTCACCCTTTTCATCGACGTCAGGGAGGTCGGCGAAATGGTTAAAGTTTGTACAGGTAAGACTTGCTGAGGCATTCTCTCTTGTTAAGGTCATTCTTAATTGATAATACCTACACTTATAATCACCTACTTGATAATCAGCCCAGCTTGTCCATGTAATATTATCTTCTGATGTTCTTATTTCAAATGTAGCTGCGCCGGGGGCTTCCTGTCCGGTAAAACGTTCAGTTGCAGAAGTATTAAAAGCGGTTACGCCGTCAGTATTAAATTTAGTTCCTTGTGTTATGCTTGTAGCTACTTCTACTGCAATACCAAAAGTAGCGACATAACCGACATCTTTGATTTTAGTGGTATAAGTTCCAGTTGTAAATCCAGTAGAGATAATTAAATTTGCCCCGCTTATCGCAGTATTATCTCTTGTCCCATCCCATGCAGCGTCTTCTGAAAAAGTCATTACGACATTTTGAAATGGTATATTGTCAACAGTTATTTGAGCCTCTAATGCTGTTTCAGAATAGTTACCGGAAGCGTCCCTTGCTTTTATCCAATACTTTTGGCTACTCCCGGTTTTAAAATCACGGGTACTGTAACTATTACCTTTAAGATTTGTTCTTACTAATGTAGCACTGTCCCAATCCGCCCCTGTTCTTATCTCGTAACCACCACCGTACTTAACATCAATGTCAGCTACTTCCGTCCAGCCAAAATATATAGAATCCCTAGTCTGATTGACCAAGAAACTTGTTAAGTCGTCCGGTTTGGCGCTTTTACCGATAGGCGTTATAATAGCGCTTGGTGCTGTTGATACAGCAGTTTCTTCACCGAAACCGTCAACAGTGGTAACAGCGACCCTATATTCTTCTAAATCTTTAATATTACCCTCAATGGGAAAGCTTATGCCAGCGGTTTCCCCTTGGAAGTTCCAGCTACCGCCGTCATCGTCAGAAAGATAAACCCTAAAACTTCTGAATGTCTTAACGTAATTATCGCGGGTAGGTCTTTCCCACCACACATCTATTGCATTTTCAACCGTACCATCTTTTAATAATACTAATCTTTCAGTCAAAGAAAGGCTTGTTATTGGTGGTATTTCTAAAACAAGATCAGAATAATTGTTTGAAGGTATGCTTATATCACTATCATCATAAACATTTTCATCATATTCTACGGCAGACAAAGTTACCTCGTTTCTGCCAGATCTTTCTATAGAAACAACTCTAAAATCTTTTTTAACTGCGTTGGTGCGGCCAAAAGTAAAAACATCATACATCTGCGGTGTTTGGCTAAAAGCACTTGATACCGTAATTATATTAGTTGTTCCAACGGCATTGGTAACTATTTTTTCTTCTACGGTATCATCAGCGAAACGAATTCTTAATGAATAAGCGACGCCCTCGCTGATGGTTAAGTCTTTATCTACCGTTACCTGCGTCGTAGATATGGCGTTTTTAACCCTACCACCGTAACCCCATTGAGGCACATCATGAGATACGCTTATAACATCGCCGGGCTGTACCGCTAAAGCGTCGGTAGCAGCCTTAAATACAATCGTTCTGTTAATATATTTTGCAACCTTTAAAGCGTAACGCGCCTCTCTTACTGCTTGACTAAGCCTTGTAGTAAAAATACGCATTCCGCGCTTACGCATAGGGTCGCCGTCTGCGAGGGCATCTTCATCTATGTAAGCTATCTGTTCTTGCTTGTAGTCTTTATCTTTATCTAAAAATTGAATATCAATTACATTGGGAACTTCTTTAATTGATTTCCAGCTTTGCGTAAAACTATCTTTATCGATATTTCCCATAGTAAATAGTTGCGAAGGAGTTTCTTCTTTATCGATTCTAAGTTTTATTGAATCTTCTGAATAAAAACTTAGTCCTCTAAAAGTTGCATTAATCTGTGATATCCAATCTAAGGCTCTACGCGGGCTATCTATAACTACATCTAATATGAAACGTTTTTCATATCCACCGGAACCGTCAGGGATCTTTTCTTCACAATATCTTGACATTTCTAAATATAAAGCATCATCAATAACGGTCGAATCAATATGTTCACCGACCCCGTATCTGCTATTTAATAATAAGTCTTTTAAGCACCAGACAGGATTGCCACACCAGCGTTCTACATAAGTTGTACCATCCCAAGTTAAAGAGGTGTCATCGGACAATAATCTATATTCACTATTATCAGCATTCCAATAATAGTCCTCCCAATCGGCTTCGGATCCACCATTCATAATTTTCGGAACACTTATTTTCTTACCTTTTACATTGCAAGTAAAATTAGGCATACCGCCAGAAAGCTGTTCAGAAGCCAAAGCCTTAAACCCGAGCAATGCGGTGTTTGGATAAGCAAGATCGTCTGTTTTAATTTCATCAACGCTCTGGACATACAAATCAGAGATCTGCTGGAAATTACCATCACTCGAAGTTTTTGTGATCCTAATGTCATATTTGCCGGCAGTTAAGCCGGTTTTTTCTATAACACGCCGGACAGTGGTTCTGGATCTTTCCCTTATTGTATAAGTATTTAAAAGAGTATAGGCGCCGACTCCGCTTATTCTATACTCTACTCTATAAACCGCATTCCAAGCCTTTATAGCGCCAGAATTAAGCACCTGATATAAACCTTTTGGCATGTGAAGATGTATTTTAAAACCTTCAACGTCGCTATCTACAGTTGTATAGGTATAAGAATTGTGTTGTGTTAATTGAACATTAACAGAATATAAATTATGTAAATCTTGAAAATTAGGTATAACTGTTTGTGTATTTGTACCAAATCTTTGGTATGTACTTACTCCAGCAAAATTGGCTATCGGATTATCATTTATTTTTATATTTGATATGCTATCTATTTCCCCTTCGCACAAGCCAAGTAAAACATTAAGATGGTGTTTGTCACCATCGGTAGAAATATAGGCATTAATAATATTACCACCAACCTTATGTTCACCATAAACGACCGGTACCGGTGTCCCAACTGTTTGAGTCGTAGATATTCCGTCCCAACCATAAGTAGGAGAACTTTCTTCACCGCTGGTCCCAAAAGACGGTAGCACCGGTCTTTGCATGGCAGCATAAATAGCGTATCCAACTGTAGCAAGAAATAAACCCAGCTTAAACCAAAAAGCGTACTCAACAACAAATGCTTGTATAGCTACACCTATGGCCCAGATACCACTGATAATATCTTTCGGCGTATGTATAACCAAAATTTCATCATTATCATTAATAAAAAGTTCTAAGTCTTCTGTTTTCTTACCAGAAACAATTATCTTCTTTTCTTGATATTGAAAACCGCTATCTTGAAGGTAGTCTCTAAGCTTTTTGGATCTTGAGAATTGGAATTCTTTTACTATCCTTCCGTCACTGTTTAAAACATTAGGTATATATTTTACTGTAATCATTTTCTTTCCCTCAAATGATAAAAGCCTTCAATTGAAGTAGCCCATTTTTGTTCTGACAAACGGCCGACAACGGTGCCAACCTTGCAGCAATGTAGAAACCTTGAATTAGATAACATAATCCCGGCATGGAAAGCAACACCTTTTGAATTCTTAAATAAAACAACATCAAAAAGGTTTGGTTTTTTAACTTTATCCCATTCACGATGATAGTTCTCAATAAAAAGGTGTTTATCTTTCCAGCCCCATTTGATATCATAATCTTCCTCAATATCCCAAAGCTTATAGCCAAGTTCTTTATAAACAAATAGTATCAACCCCCAACAATCAAAACCCTCGAGAGATCTCCCTTGATGTTTATAGGGTACTGGTAAATATTTTCTAATTAAATAATCTTCTGTTACCATGACGCAAAAATCCTTTTACTCGGTACGCTTGGGAATCCGCCAAAGCGTTCTTGGTTTTCCAGAACCCTGCAACGAGTTAATGTTTTATCGCAGGTGGTTTCTGATCCGGAATAACCACACTCTGTTGAACCGAATTTCCAACCACAATAATTACGCGAATATACTCTATAAGGTAATGTTATATCTAATATGTCAAATTTACTTGTTAAATTAAATTCTACGTTAGTTTGATCAGCAACTATTTCATCTATATAATAAACATTATCAGTATAAGCATCAGCGTCGGCAAGCTGATTTGCAAAAACTTGCCTAATAGTTACTTTCTTTCTTCTAAGCCCATCATAAGCTTCTAAATAAGCCTGTATCAATCTTGATACATTAGACACCTTTACTTTAACAGCAACAACTTCACCTTGAGTGTTTTCATTTACAAACTCATGGCTGATGGGAAAAGATGAATATGAAATCCCACCATAAACAATATCTGTATTATATTCAGCCAGATATAAATTATTAGTACCATCATATTCATGTATGATATATAAGAATACCGGCTGATTAGTTTCTTTATTTTTTTCACTCGTAAATGTTGTGTCAAGCGTTCTTGGCATTTTATCTCCTTATGTCGTTGTCGTAGTAGATGATGTCGAAGTTGTCGATGTACTTGTCGTCGTTGTCGATGTAGAAGTACTTGTGGTAGAAGTACTTGTGGTACTTGTCGTCGAAGTCGATGTCGTAGATGTCGTCGAAGTCGATGTCGTAGATGTCGTAGAAGTTGACGTCGTAGATGTAGATGTTGTCGTTGTTGATGTTGAAGTCGATGTCGTAGATGTCGTGCTCGTGGTCCAAAAATCCAATTCTATAATAGAAAAAGAAAAATCATATAATTGAATATCATCGCTACGCGCTTTATATCTAAAAGTAAAACTATCTTTTTCAAATCTTACTATATAGGTAACTTCGTCTATTGGGTTTTCCCAAGTAAAATACGTATCAGCGCCCTTGTGATCATTAAGAAAATCGCGCACGGTTTCAAAATCTGTTTTAGATCTATTTATAAAACGCAATACCCAACGCTTATTCGATGTAGCGCTGTTTGAGGCCCGGCGCTGCTCATTACTATCTTCCGCTGAAGTCATGTCATTATTAAAAATTGTTTCTTCTTGTATCGGATAATCTGGTGTTGTTGTAAATTCAGCCATTTTAATCTCCTATTTAATACCCATATAAATAAAAACAAACATCAGTTGCCGATGCGTTCCATCCGGTAGAACTATAATAACAACCATTACCGGAATGACTTGGTGAAGAATTATCTACACCAAGATTAATAGTAGAAAGTGGATCTGAATCGCCTTCTAAAACAATAACATAATCATTACCATTTGATATAGCTTGCGGAGAAGAAAATGTAAATTCATATAAAACATAAGAAGCAGTAATTGTAGAAGCATCAAGCGTATTAGAACTAGCCAAAGCCGCCCCGGTTGGTACAGCGTTTGTTCCAACGGTGCCAGTTGCATTATATAATTTCGCTATTAAATCACCGGTTGGAGATCCTGTTTTTTTAATATAAAATTTACACGCTGTTACATTATAATTATCCCCAGCAGTAAAAGCTTGTCCTACCGCAGAAAATTCACCAGCATCATCTGCTGGATGAACTACATTTATAGTTAAACTTGTGTCTTGATTAACTTCACTATAACTGTCTAACAATAAAGTTGTGGTTGATGTACTTGTAGACGTTGTAGAGCTCGATGTTGTACTTGTTGTTGACGTTGTACTTGTTGTTGAAGTGCTTGTTGTTGATGTTGAAGTCGATGTCGTCGATGTAGTGGATGTCGTTGATGTAGTTGATGTGGTAGTAGTTGATGTAGTGCTAGTGCTTGTCGTAGACGTAGACGTAGTCGACGTTGTAGAAGTAGATGTAGTCGACGTTGTAGAAGTAGATGTAGTCGACGTGGTTGAAGTGCTAGTTGTTGATGTTAATGTGGTTGATGTAGTGCTAGTGCTTGTCGTCGATGTCGACGTTGTCGACGTCGTAGACGTTGATGTCGTAGACGTCGTCGATGTGGTCGACGTAGACGTTGTCGATGTCGATGTGGTTGACGTTGAAGTCGATGTCGTTGAAGTCGATGTCGTCGATGTCGACGTCGATGTAGTTGATGTTGAGGTCGTCGACGTAGACGTAGTTGATGTAGAAGTGCTTGTAGTAGAAGTACTTGTCGTCGATGTCGACGTGGTTGATGTTGTTGTCCAAGCCATTACTTGAACAATAACAAACTCAAAATCAAAAACATTATAATTCTTGCACCTTGCAACTAATTTATCTTTTTCAAATCTTACTATATAGCTTAAACTATCATTTAAATTTTCCCAGATGAAATTCTCAAATATTCCTTTACGCGCAATAAAAAAATTCCGCACCGTATTGTATTCTGCTTGGGTGCGGTTTTTAAATCTAAGCCTCCACCTTCTTAATGTATTTGCTCTACGATCCCTTCGTTGCTCTATCCCTGTCCTCTGATTCGATATGATAGTATCGTAGAAGGGTTCTTCATCAAAAACAAAATCTGGGATGGTGGTAAATTCAGCCATATCACGTTACGATCCATATTCTTTAATTGCACCCCTTAAGGGGCTATTACCTCTTAATGCATCAGATAAAATAGAGGTTATTACTTTCCTGTTTTTATAAATATCAGAAGCGTCCCATGCTTTAATAACAATAACCGGGGCGCGTTCTTGTGCACCTGAATCAAGAGGTCTTCCTTCATTTATTTTATTTAAATTATCAGTTCCTAAAGAAGCCATACCCCTGCGGTTAACAACACCTTCACCTACTTCAAGTAAAGAAGGTACAACCCCACCACTATGAAATTTTCGCCACCTATCGGTTCTTTGAGCATTCATGAATCCACCGGCGTGACTTGGGAGCGGTCAAAGTGCTGCGCTTGGAGAACCTATGGTTGCAACATCTGATGCGCCCCATAAAGAACCGAACAAAGAAGTTATTAATTTTGAAGCAGCAAGATCAGTTAAAATTTTAAGAACAACCCTACCGAATTCAGCAAAATAATCTTGGAGTGTTTTTAATTTCCCGGTAATAGCATCAAAGAAAAAATCAGACATTGATTTTTCCATAGCTTTTGATGTAGCTTTTATTTCAGTTTCTAAAGATTTGAGCCATTTAGGTAATTCATTTTTAGCTAAATCTTTTAATTTATTATTGAACCTATCTTGGGCTTTGATTGCTTCTTCTGTGCGCTTAATAACATGTTCCATGTCATCGGTCATGCGCTTAAAATGGTCTCTTATCGTTTCACCGGCGGTAGGTATTTGAGCAGTTAATTCATCTAATTTTTTATTCGTTTCATCACTTGCCCTAACTAAATCTTTAATTATATCATCAGCCCATTTTTTATTAGCTTCCGAATGACCACGTAAAGCTACCGCTGCTTTTCTATAAGCTTCTGCTCCTAAAAAATCTGGTAACTTTCCTAAAGCATCATATACTTTAGCAAGAGTATTTAAAATCTTTTGCCAGCCTTTGGTTACGGCATTAACAAATAACATCATACCTGTAACCATTCCATCATAATAAGCTAATCCTGCGGCATACATACTCTTAAAACCATTCACTACTAACCGCCATAAAGTTATGACTGTATTTTTAAAAGATATAAGAAACATTAAAATCTTCATCCAAGTACTCTCAAAATTTCTACTTTCTTCTGCACTTTTTTTCATTTCTGCGGTTTGAGCATATAAAGCATCACGCATGCTCCACAATAATCCTATGAATATCGGTGATTTAGTTAATATCTCACCAAGGCTTTCTTTATAGTCACCAGCGGCATTCTGCATCATTGTCATTTGGTCTGTCCAGTTAGGCGCAGCATTAGCCATGTCCTTAAAGTTCTTATCCATTTCACCTAATATCTTATTAAAATCACCTGATTTTTTGACATCATCGGATATAACAACACCATAGCGGGACAATATACCGACTTGGCCGGTTAACCCTTTACCTACGGCGATCGCTATTTGTTGAAGATCGGCTTGACGGCCGGTTAATTGAGTAACTGCCCGGGCCATATCTAATACCCGAGGAGTGGCTTGTTTTATTTTTTCAGCATTAAGCTGAAAGGTAGCAAGCATTGCTTGGGCGTTTATTATTTGTTCATCACCAAATACAGTAGACCTTTGTAATTGGGTAGCATATTCCATTAACTCTTTTGTCTGGGCTTTTGTGGCTAATCCAGAACCCTGTAAGGCAAGCTTTAGTTTAGTTTCGGCACGTTCTTGTGCTTCTGCGGCAGATACAGCACTTTTGATCTGATTAACCAATGGACGCATTACAAATGTATATACTAATAGCATATTCCTAATACGTCCTATTTCCCGGCGCAATCCTTCAGTTGCAACACGCATGCCTTTTGACCGTGAAGCAGCGTGCTTTAAGGATTGAGAAGTCTTATCTAAGGCAAGAGTCATCCCCTTACCTTCTTTTTTAACATTAACACCAGCCCTTTTCATAGAATTAACTATGTCGTTGCTGGCTTTAACGAAACGGCCACTGGCTTCATCGCGAAAGGTTAGATAGATTTTAAGATTTTGTTCTCCTGCCATGCTTTTCCTTTTCTATTATCTGCAATTCATTGTCAATAATATCGAATATCTCTAATAATTTAGCAGGGTGTTCTCCTATTGATTTATTAAATGGTAAATGCCCTTTCTTATAATAAGAATACCATTGAAGATGTTCAAACATTACCGGGTGTACTAATTTAAGAGGACACCGCGATAATTTTATACTTTCTCCATTGATTTCAAAAAAATATGGGTGCGTACCTTTTTCAGTACAACCTCTATATTTTTTTTCTTCTTTTGAGCACTTTTGGCAATTCAATCCCAAATTAGAGATATGAACTGCCATTATAAGTTTTTTTCTTCTTCAGTAGATACTTCGTTCTCGGCCCAGATCTCATCAGCTAAATAACGATGGGCCATAATAGGTATATGTTTTATAGTTTCATCAGAAACAACTTCTCTTTCTATACCCATTATTTTCTGTTTCTCTGTTTTGAAAGATAAATCTTTGCCTTTTAATTTAAAATTCTTAAACCCTTTAAGTCCTAGCTTAATGATAAGTAATTGATGCTCTAATGGTTTAGTCTTTTGAACAATCTTTGGATTCTGCGGATCGCTCATATCGTAATCCATCATTTGAGTCCTCAATTTTGTCTTAATCAATGAATCAAGCGGACCTATCAGCCACACAGTTGGATCTTCTTTGTCGAAAGGTAACACATATTCAAGTACATCACCATATGCAATTGGATCAATCATTAGTACCTCCGTCTTTCCTTTACCTTTTTAAGGTATGCCTTGTTTATAACACTTCTAATCCATCTATTCATTCTTGCTGCCGCCCATCTTTTCCGGTTAGCCGACATACCAAAAAAAGCGCGTATAATGCGCGTATATTGGTTGACGCCTTCTAATTGATGGATTTCAGCAAGTCTATCTCGTTTAGGTCTTCCAATTGGCGAAACACCTATCATATGTAAATTTTTTCGTAATTTGTAACTTCTAATTGAACGGTACATTAATCCAGTACGATACAATGGTGTACTTGGCTGCGAATAATTTCTTCTAGTTTTTTCTCTAATCGTTTTCTTAGCTAATTTCTTATAGAATTTACCATTCCACGAAACCCCTCGACGGATGTTTCCCCTAATATCTTGGACAGTCCTTTGGGCGATATCGCTCAAAGGTACATCCGCTGAGATACGCGCCAGAAGATTAATGTCTGGCATTTCAGTTTCTATAATTACAGTTAAATCACTTGCCATCTTTTTAAGTAGTTGTCGTAGTTGTAGATGTTGAAGTCGTACTTGTTGTTGATGTCGTAGTTGTAGTCCCGGCAAAAGTAATACTTACTTCATCATCACCACTACTCATATTTAATTCACAGGTTGCGGAGTAAGTTAATATTCCATCCCTATCAGCTTTGGTCAAACCAATATAACGAGCCTTTGGAAGTGATATCGTAAGCGCTGTTTGATCTGTGGCTGTTATAGCTATTGATATGGCAGCCTCGGTTGTAGATAATAATTTAGACATAAAATCATGATTAGCTACCAAATCCTGTTCCGGATCAAAGGTTGCGATTGGATTTCTCGATACTATCTGTGCATAATCAAACCCGGTAACATCGGTTGGATCATCCCTTAATGTAACTTCGTTTTGCATATTGATCTCAAAATTCTGCATAAGAAGGGTGTCAGAGAAAACGGTCATTGTTGCATTCTGGAAAATTAATGGCCTTGATGCCGGATAGCTTGGTGAAAGCATTGCTGTATCTGAATGGGCTGAATATTTACCGGTAAGAGTAAATTCAACCATAATAGGTTCACCAACTTTACAAATTATCCTTGCATTACCCATAGCACCGCAAAGTACCTTTTTTAAACCATCTTCATAGATACCTACAGTTATGGGCTCAAAACCTGTTGACCTTGGTGTGTATACAGCCGAAACATCAACACTTAACGATTCCTCAAAACCACAGGCTTTTAAAAGAGTAGCTAATGCAGTTGTAGTTCCCCTGCTTGCGATAGGCGGGCCCATTAATTCTGCGCGTAAAGTCATTTCACATAATCTCTGACCCGGTTCAGAATTCATACGGGAAAGAGTTTTCCTATATGGGTCTCTTTTAAACTGGCCGGGATTAAAATTAAACACCGGTTCATACGCTAATATTGTAGCTTCAGTTGCGGTTAAAGTTTCAGCCGTTCCGGGGTCTGTTTCTACTTTACACGCTACCTGTACTCTACGAGTTAATAATGCACTCATTTAAACCTCCTTACTTTCTTTTTAAATATTATCCACCCATTAATGAAATCTTACATTTAGGACATTGAATTGTATTACACGGCGTCCCTCTATCGTGAGAAACTTTATATCCACATTTAGGACATACACAAAAATCAAAACCACCTTGGCCTTGTCTTGGTTCACCAACACCTTGGCCATTACCGGGTTCTTGAGCTTCACATAAATCTTCGTAAGACATAATTTACCTCCTTATCCAAACACTGTTCTTTCTCTAATATCAACCTCAATTTCATATATGTGACAAAGGACATTTCCGAACATCCCATTATATATTCTTCCTATTATCATAGGCTTAACGAGTTCGGCTTGATCTTGCAGTTTAGGTTTATCGCGAAAAGCCTGACAAATACCCTCAACAAGATCTTGACAGGTCTTTTCAGTGGCCATTGAATCATCTAATGAATACGCGCCTTTTAATAAAAAATGGTGGGTTACTCGTTCAGTAGCGTCAGAGCCGTGAACTTCCCGTTCGAAGGAAGGCCTTAATATCTGGACAAAATTAATAACAGAACCATTTTTAAAAAGGTCTTTATACGTAGCCCAATCTTTTGAATACCGTTCGTAGTCTAAAACCTGTCCTATGTTAGTTACATTTTCTAAGATAGTTTTAACTTGTGCTCTGACTGTTGATAAACTCATTTTGGTCCTTTAGTTTTTAAACTTTTCATTTTTTTAACTATTTCTATAGTTTCAATCGAATAAGGTCTATTTAATCCAGTTTTTGAACGATATTTAATAAACTGCAAAAGAAATTTTATATCCCAAGTATATAAAAGACTCTTAACATAAGACATGATTTCTTTCGAAGTATTAACTAAGCGGATTCTTGGACTACATTCAAATTTGCGACCAGACCTGCTTTTTCCAAAAGTGATACAACCTTCACCATCGAAAAAACCTGCAAGCCGAGCTGCTTGGTTTTTTTTAATTTTCATAGTATCGCCGCCTTTTTTGGGTGCCGGGGTAGTTACGCTGGCGCCGGCATTAATGTTGTACCGGGGGATGTGTTAAATAACCACTGCCCCAAGCAAAACCAAGATCTAAATCTTTTGATATCGAAGCACCGGATCGCCGGGATTTTGCACCGGCCCTGCCCATGTGCTCCGAATATCTATTGAAAGAATCTTTAGCTAACTCATTATATTGGTCAGCCTTTCTTCCGTAATCTATTACATCTGCATCAATCGTAGGTTCTTCTGTCTGTGAGTGTTTAGCCGCAAGAGCGAAAAAACATATTCCTGCGGCTAAATCACACACAGCATCAAAATCATTTTCGTGAATCGTACAATCAGTGTCGGATACAGTATGAGGCACAAGATATTTATACCTTATAGTGTAATTCGACGAAGGTTTAATTGTCAAAAATCTAAGCACTTTACCGTTTGCTTTTTCATAGATGATCCAATCGTTATCATCCATGTACTGAGGCGTTTGAACATCATCCGATACAGGATATTCTATGCGCCCAATAATTGCAGAAAATCTATCGTCCCAATCATAAGGTAAATCAAAATCATACTTAGAACTATTAGCCGTATCATCTTCTTTAATTTTCTCTAACGGCCTATCTTTTGAATATATCCTTACAGAATGATCAATGGCCAAATCTAATTCAGTCGGCCCAATCTTTTCTGAATCGTCTTGCAATATAAATTGCAACTTAGAACGAAAGTTTTCTATGGTAACGGCACCGATAGTCGTACTGGTCGACGTAGTCGAAGTCGTACTTGTCGATGTTGTACTTGTAGTTGACATTTAAACCTCTATTTTTTAATTACAATACATAAAGGTAAAGCACCGCGGCTGCGGTGATCCTAACGCATCGTAAATTATGTAACTTAACTGGCGCCCCCAAACCGGGACCATTAACAATATGTCCATTAACAGACACATCACCGGCCATAAGATGTATAACCCTATTGCCGTATTTATCTTCAACAACAACCTCACTTTCATCTGTAGCTGCATACATACACCAACCAACTAAAGTAACTGATTTATTTTCATTTATGTTACCAGCTTTGGTAATTACAAGAGGATTACCAGTTACCTGAATAGCGGTTGAAGTAGTGGTGGTTGAAGTTGAAGTCGTACTGGTCGTACTCGTACTTGTCGAAGTAGTACTTGTCGAAGTCGTACTTGTCGATGTTGATGTTGTCGAAGTCGTACTTGTACTTGTCGAAGTAGTACTTGTCGAAGTCGTACTTGTCGATGTCGTACTTGTACTTGTCGAAGTAGTACTTGTCGAAGTCGTACTTGTCGATGTCGTACTTGTCGTAGATGTAGTCGAAGTTGATGTCGTTGATGTTGTACTTGTTGTTGATGTAGTGCTGGTGGTCGATGTTGAAGTCGTACTTGTTGTTGTCGTTGAGGTTGATGTCGTAGATGTCGTAGATGTTGTCGTTGTCGAAGTTGACGTTGAAGTCGTTGAAGTGCTGGTTGTTGTCGTTGATGTTGTACTTGTCGTAGAAGTAGTAGTCGTTGATGTTGAAGTTGTTCCAGCAGCGAAAGTTACTGTTACTCTAACCGAAGTGCATTGAGCGACCTCCGGAGCAGAAGCAGTTTTTAATTTGACGCCGGCCTCTAAAGCATCTATATCTTCTTTGGTCCATGCTGAACCGGTTTTTGGACATAATGCCCAATCTTGGGTATACTCATCAAAAGCTGAGACTAAATTATGTTCAGTTGAGCCATCATAAGTTTGCCCACCAGTTCTAACAACGCAAACAGCATTGGCATTTGTACCTCTGGCTCTTATAGAAATCCTAACATTACTAATAGAACCTAATATACCACCAAAATTTTGGATAGCATATAAATCACGTTCATAACTGGTTGCATTCGTAAAAACATAATCGCTATCATTAATAATAGGATCATCAACCTTATCATAGTGGAAACCTGAATCTGGGAATTGCGAGGCGATAGATGTCTCGCTTCCAACACCATTGACTAATAAAATCTCTGTAGACATGCAATCACCCCCTCCTTAATTTTCTAATTCTTTAATTAGCTGGAGGCGGGGTCAAAATTGCCCACTACCGTCCAGACGCTACCGTTACAATAAACAACTGCCGTTGCGTAGGCTGGTAGTGTAATATAATCATAACTTGCACCACCACCGTTAAATCCGGCGGCAACTGTTACTTTACACCCTGCGTTAGAACCTAAATTAATAAGGTACAATACAGCACCTTGAAGCGCTGAAGCTGCTGCTGGTAAAGTCAATGTTTTAGTTGTTCCATTAATAGAAACAGCTTTATATTGCCTTACGTCATCTGCTGTAATTGTGTAATCATCAGTTTTCGCAAGCGTATCTCGCGAATCCCACACACCATTTGGATATCTTGATGGCTGATATTGTGGTAATGCCATTTTTTACCTCCTGTTTTGACGATTTTCTTAAACGATTTTCCTACTTATATTAAAAAGGCAAGGCCCTAATAATTAGAGCCCTGCCTTATTAATTGTCATTCTTAGGATATGCCAGATACGATACTTGCTGCAAAAGCTCTATAGTCGGGCACGACTCCGCCGTACTCATGACGTACTTTGTAGCGAATAGTATCATACACAAACACATTACCTACCGTAGGTTGATCTTGAACAAGAATTTCAGGAGCAACTTTACCGTTGAGAAAACCTATTTCAATAAGGTCTATCTCTTGTTTTCCGGCGCTCAAGAAATAATTATTTTCATCGCCCCTAAGATAAGGTGATGTCATTGGTTTAAGTAAACCTTTCAACGCATTAACTCCATTCTCTGCATTTTCAGGATGCAAAGCTGAGTTATTAAGTTGCATTGCTTGTCCATGCAATGTTCTTGGGATCCAAAGAGTAATGTCTTGCAATCCTAAGATTGAAGCTATTTTAAATACCTCTGGATAATTTGCTCCACTTTGGTTATGGGCAGCAGCAGTTGTCCCAAGAATTCCCCTTGTAACAGTTAAGGCATCAGTTGATACACTATTAACAAGTATATATTCCCCACCTATGCGGATCATATCACCTGCTTTAAAGTATTGACCGGTGCCAGCAGTTACGTTAATAGTGGTTGTTGAACTGTTAATTGTAGCGTCTGCTGTTTCAGTTTTATAACCATCTTCGCCCTGATTATACAATGCTGTTAACATTGTATTTAAAATGTCATAACCAAGCGCTGTAGTCTGATAGTTATTATGTAAAGCTGCATAGAGAGCAGTTTGGCTTGCGGTTCCATATTTGTCTGGCCAAGGTGTTGCAGAGTTAATTCCAGAAGAAGTGTAACCCAACATTAGATCAAAAACGAACTGGTTTAATGTCCTGTTTGCAGCCCGGGCTAATTTAATGGGGATTCTTACCAATTGGCGCAAATCATCATTAATTATAGCTCTACGGGTTACAGTTACAAGACCACCCTTGGTCTCAACAGCATACAGCTGTTCAGTATCAAGCGGGAAACCTAACTCTGGATAAGTTGGCGTTGCAGTATCGGTGGCAGTTCCTTGAGTAGTCCTTGCCGAAATAACGGTAGGTAATACGCCAAATCCACCCCATCGAATTAATTCTTGCATTTTAAAATCTTTTACCGATACTATATTAGCAATATTTTTCCAAAGTTCAGGTAAAGATCTATATTCTTTAAGCATTCTCCTATTAATGGTATAACCCAACATGTAAGAGAAGCTTCCGGAAGTCGTAGCTTCTTTCAATTTTTGAGGACTTAATTGCCCCGTTACTTCTATGTCACCAGTTACAGCAACATACATTTCACGTAAGCTCTTAAAACCTTCGACACCTTCAAATTCTGCTTTTTCACTATCTTCCGGCTCATAGCCAAAAGTTAGATCCATAGAAGCTTGAAGCCTGTCACGACCAGTTCTGCGTACGTTAATTTCCATTGCAGAATCACCGAGATCTATAATTTCACCACTTTCTGACAGTTTCCCAAGCACTGCTTTTTCTGTCCTAATGGTTTCAACAAGTGTTGATTCCTCAAAAACTGTACCGGTAAACTGTTTAGAGATTTTTTCTTGAACTGCCATAGGCAATTTAGAACTTGCCAATAAGGTAGTAAGAATATTCTTACAAGCACTTATTTTATTATCTTTCTCTAATTGAGCCAAACGAGCCTCTAAAGCTTTATCTGCTTTATTTTTATTTAGATCTGTATCAGCTTTCTTTTCCGGCTTTTTAGCGGCTTTTAAAACCTTTTGAACCATAGCTAAAGCAAGAGGGAATTTTTTAGCTTCAAACAAATCGATGATCTGTTTAATAACTTTTTCATTCTTAACTGCTTCGTTGAGTTCGTTTTCTTTAACATCGGCTTCGGAGAGAGCTTTAGTAGCTTCTGCTACGGCAGTTGCTACCTCTGCTTCTTTGGCGTCTTTAGCTTTATCTTCTTTCTCTTTAGCTAATTTAGCAGCAGCATCTTTTGCCTCTTGTGCGGTTTTCTTAGAAGCTTCTGCTTCAGCCAGTATTTTTCCAAATACTTTAATAGCATCTGCTTCAGTCATATTTTCCGCGTCGATGCCTTCCAGCAAATCCGGACGCGATTTCTTAAATAATTCTACGAGTTCTTTAAACATTTCAATACCCCTCCTTTCTGATTCGTTAAAACTTTCTACCATTTTCAATAAACGGCCTCCGGCTGCCGGATCAGATACAATATCCGTACTGAAGACCTTATTAATACTTTGAACGATGGCCAATGGCCGTCCGTCAACCATTTGAATGGCCTGTGCACCATCTGCATTTATGGAAAGGCCTAAAAGTTGTTTGAGCCCCTTGTTCCAAGCTTGTGACAGCATTTCTTTCAACCACTTAACTTTCTCATGGTCAAAGATATGCAAAAAGCCCGTCAGCCCCTTAACCTCTTTTCCCTCTACGTTGACCGATTCAAACTTGACATTATCAAAATAACCAGCCGTCTGCGCGGGAAAACCCTCTGGCCGCATTTTTTCAATAGTAGCTGGAAGGTGATTAAAATGTTTCCCCTTCCATTCATAAAAACATACTTTGGATTTTTCAAAAAGATTTTTAGCTTGTTCAAGAACTTTGGCTGGATAGAAACGCCCATTTCGGGAAAGCCCTTCTTCAATAATCATTACCTTATAGACATTTCCCTTTTTAGAACTCTCTAAAATAGAAATGGGTACTATTGAAAAGAATTGTTTTTTCAGCGTGAACCTCCTTGACCGGGAAATAATAATATTTAAAAGTGCAATATATACATAGAAATATTGCCCTTATATATTAATGATAACCTTTTTTTTTACCATTTGTCAAGTTTTTTTTAAAATAATCTTGTAAACGCTTTCAATTAATCAGATTCCTTTTTAAAATTCCACAATGTAGCACTTTCTTTTTCTCTTGTTGCCGTCCATTTTCCTTTTAGCTTTTTTCCAAAGAATTCTATTCTTTTTTTGGTTTCTGTGTTTTCTAACAGTTTTATGCGCCCTTTGTCAAAAATGCTTATCCAAGATGTTATGCCATTAGCTTCATTGATTTTTTCAACAGTTGTGCCCTTTTTCATTAAAGCTGTTTCCTTAAATGTATTAATATATCCAGCCGTTTCTTTAACCTCAATGATGTTATTTTGCAATGTTGCATGAAGCATTTCCGGCTTACCTATATTAAGGCGCAGATCAAACTGTTCGATCGCTGGATCAAGCCACCAGTGGTGTTGTAATACAAAATGATGCGAGGCTTTAAAAATATTGGGATTAGGGTTATCTTTAAATTGTTTCGACGCTATACCATCTTTAACTATTTTTACATAATCTATATCACCAACATGTTCTTTAGCCCATATTTTATAGTCTTTTTTACAAAACCACGCATGAGCCATACCTTCAGCCCATTTTACCTCAAGTTCTGGTTTAGCCTCACAGACCATACATTTTTCTCGGGAATGTTTTGACTCTTTGATTTTCTGCATAAACGTTGTTTCGTTAACCGCTGTCGCAAAGCGCACAATTACAGAATTATTTTCGTCTGAAAAATATTTAAATGCTTTGTCTAATTCTTCAATGTTGGATACAAAAGATGTTGGCGCAAAATTTAAGCAGCTTTCTTTAATGTTTGGTTTTAATGAAGATTGCGCGAATTCCATCTGGTTAAAAATACCATACCTGTGTCCGAAACTCGAAGCTTGTATGTTGATATTTTTAAATGGATCCCACGCAAGATCAACACAATGAGCTATGGTTTTCTTTTCGCAACAAGCTTCTAATATTGCTTCTATAATAAATTTATGCTCCTTCATGGATTTCACGGCCTTAACAATGTCTGGATATTCTCCTTCAATGTTCTTGCCTTCTTGATTTATCATAGTAACAATATTCCCTTCTTTGATAATTGTACAATCATTCCCCTGATACGCCTTTTGGACAAAACAGGGGATTATTTCTTCTTTAATTCCTGTCAATTTAGCCAGCGATTTAAGTGACTCTTTGAATTCAGCAAAAGAAGGTACTTTATCTGTGCTTTCACTCAAGAGTTTATAAAACTCGGCGAATTGAGCATAATCATTTTTCGTCTTTATCATCGATCTCATCTTTATTACCTCCTTTGGCTTTTTTGTATTTGGCTTTTTGGACTTGAACATTTTCTAATTCCTCAAGCTCAATACCCAATTGAACCATGAACATATTGAATGCTGTTTTTGCTGATTCTTCTGTAATCCAGCCAGACTCAAGTGCTGTTCGTAATGCTGTTGAGAATTTTTCAACCGTTAGAGCCAATCCTCTTGCATCTTTAGTGATTATAGGTGAAGGTATAATAATGAAAGTTCTATCAACATTTTTGTCTAACATACCCGCAATAATTGCTTGGTCTATAACGAAGTTGAACATATAAGCGATCATATTTTTAAATTCTCTCTGGCGTGATTTTAATTTTTTTAATGTTGGTAAACCCATTTCCATAGCAGTCGCCCGGGTAGTCTTATCTCCTTCAGCAAACCAATGGCCGGGAAAACCTATTCCTCCAAGAATCTGATTTTTAAACAATTTTGCTTCACCAGAAGCGTCGGACGATTCAAGTTGTGGTGATATCACACTCCATTTAACTTTTTCATTGTGGAGCCTCAACGAACCGGGTTTTGGTGGTTGAAGTTCTTTACCGAATTCTTCAATTTCTTTTCTCGACATTCCTTCACAAAGAACGTCCCAAATAAAAGCGTTCAAATAGAACGCTCTTTCTAGTCTGGCAAATAGAAACTGATCATAACCATCTATCCAATCAGCTAAAGGCAATAGGTCGCTTCGTCCGCGCGAAGCCCATACTACTTTATTGATTGGAAAATAGAAACATTCGCCAACAAGCATACCAGCTGTTTCGCCTCTTTTCTTTTGGTCTACGTTGATAATATCAAGTTTAATTGTTTTTGTTCTTTTCTGCCAAACAACTTGCTCTAATCTTTCGGGATTATTTTTATTCCGTTTTATTCCGACAATAACACCCGGGTCCAAATAACCAAGTTTTACATGACCAGTGTGCTTATTGACATAGACCGGATAGCATTGTTCTCCCCATAAACTTAACTCTAATGCTTTCACGTCCTGTTTTACATCCATGTTGTTATCAGGATCATTCCAGAAAGCTTCAAGCAGTTCTTGCACTTTTTGATCTTTTGCCCTAAATCTAAAACCGTCACCAATAACAAAATCACGCATTATCTCAATAATTCTATGCGCCATAGGATTAGCATCATAAAGATAGTACGCTATATCTTGCATTCTTTTTTGCGTTAATGGATTTAATTCCCTGTTAGCTGCCTGTGTCAAACTTCGCCAGCCCCAATCTTCTGGGTTAGTGATTCCCATGTCCGCGTATGCTTCCTTTAATTTTGTTGCTGAACGAATTTTGGTTTTTTTAGTACCTTTTTTCATCGTATTAACCCCCTTCTTGTGATTCTGTGCCTATCTAATACTGAATTGATAGACCGTCTATTATTATTAATTTTCATTTTACCATCAGGCTTATTTTCATCTATATTAATGTTAATTGATTCTCCTTTAATAATTGGATAAAGATGAACCACCGGATATTCAAAAGCGTTAACCGTATGCGTAGCCCAATTATCCACATGGTCAGTTCCTTGTCTGTTCATTCTCACATTAGACATGCATTTTGAAAATTGAGTACATGTAGAGCTTGCTATAAATTTAGGACGATCGTTTACTTTTGCTTTTAACAAAGCTTTGACGCAGCGCCTTTTTTCATCAAAAGGCGTATGTTTTGATTGAATAATTAACTGCCCGCTTGATATAGCCCTGTATTCTTCTATTATACTTGTTCCTGAAGTACGTTCCCGGCGCCGGCCAGAATAAGGATCACCATAAGCTTTAATTTCTGATATCCTTTTGTTATATCCAAGCATTGCAAATATTTTTAATAAATTTTTAAAATGCTCTGGCGTTAACGCATTCTTTTTCTCATAACGATGTAATAAATATAAACGTTTAAGAAGATCCTGTTGTAAGAATAATATAACTTCTGAAGCCAATCCAAAATCAAAACCCAATATCAAAGGAAATCTTGGGTTATAATAAAACTTATTACGGCTTAAATGAATTTCTTCTTTCCATTCTGCATAAGAACGCTCACTTTTTCTTTGGGTATAACTAATTTCTAATTCCCTGTCGATTTCTTCTTGAGTCATTGTTGATGTTTTTTTCTTGTACCAATCTTTATCTTTCTCCGGATGGTCTTTCCAATGAAAACGCATAAACGTGAACCCTTTACTCATTTCTTTTAATTGAACATATTTATTGTCAGTAACATCGTCCGGTGGCGTTGAATTAACCATAATAGAATCAGAGGCATTTCTTACAGCACCCCAAATCAAATCGAACGTGTCAATATATGCGGCTTCATCGATAAAGATAAATTTGTATTGCGTGTCCCTTCCGGCATTCTTGTTCGCCGATTCTCCCTTAATAACTGATCCAGTTGATAAAACGTGGAAAGTTAAAAAAGGCGAATGAACTTTTAATTTAAGAAAACTTGGCAACAAATTCCACATAAAATGAATTCTACCCATTAACGAATGATAAGTGCATCCTGTATCCTGTACTTCTTTTTCGTTACGTGATAAATTTAAACAAGTGAAATAATCAGTGAATAATGCTTGATGTAATTCAAACGCCATAACACTCCAACTAACACCCATTTCGCGCGATTTTTCGCTAAAAATATTACCAAATTTAAGCAATTCTCTGATCAATCTTCTCTGGTGTGGCCAAAGTTTCATTTTGCCTACACGCTGGCTTTCGGGCTTTTTAGAGTTTATGAAATAACAATAGTTGTCGATAAAATACTCTATGTCTGTTTTACACTTTCTGTATTCATCAACAGCTTTAGCTTTGGTTATCGCTAAGTTCTTTAATGTCTTCTGCGCTAAGTTCTGCTTCCTTGTGCTCATGTACCACCTTCCCATTTCCACTTAATAATAATTCAGTTTTAACTAAACTCGTTAATTGTGCATATGAAGCTTTGCCAATCATAACTTTTGCAGTAATTTGTTCTTCTATCTGACTGATAGCCTTTTGCACTATCTCTAAAAGCTTCTGCCTTCTTTCGATCAACACTTTATCAAACTGTCTTGTAACGGTATCTTGAAACATGGTTAATCTAAGCTTCAATGGTTTAATGCCTCTGCGCGAATCACCTTTTTCAAAATACTTTTTTGCCGTATCATAACAAATACCAACCTGTTTAGCCGCTTTACGTAACTTTACATTGTCAGTTAATAATTTAAACAATTCATCGATGGTTTCCTTCGGGATAGAATAATTTTGTCCGTAAGGTTTCTTTTTCTTTGGTGCTTTTAAATTCTTTAATGAATTCGGATTCATATTCCGTTCCATAAAAATTACCCCTTTTATCTCGCGTCTTTTCTGCGTACTACAAATTCAATAATACCTGATCGCTTATCTGCGCCCGTCCCAAATGTCGCTGAAAGAAAAGCTCTATATACCCCCCGGACTAAATTTGACCACTTGTAATAAACTTGGGTCCCAGAAATACTTGCTGCTGTTTCTGCAAGAGAAGCAATGCCTCTTGTTCTTTCCATTATTTGTATTAATGCTGAACCAGCATCTGGTGTCTGGGCAACATTATCAATTTCAAACGTACCCCTAAGGGTAACATCATTACCTTCATAAAATACTAATTCCCTGCTATTCATTGTCAGCCTCCTTTTTAAATTCATAATTATATGTATCATCCTTAAATTTATATTCACTTGTTTCGTTTTTAAATTCATAAATACGGGTTGCATTTTTAAATATAGGTATCGGACCTAACGTTGTCGTCGTGCTTGTGGTGCTAGTTGATGTCGTACTAATGGTAGTTGTGCTGGTAGAAGTTGACGTCGTTGATGTAGAAGTTGTACTCGTTGAAGTAGTACTTGTAGAAGTTGTTATAGTTGTGCTTGATAATGTAGTACTAGTAGATGTCGTTGATGTTGTCGATGTTGTTGTTGTCGATGTTGATGTCGTTGATGTTGTGCTTGTAGAAGTCGTCGAGGTAGATGTTGTTGACGTCGTTGAAGTCGTCGAGGTAGATGTTGTTGACGTCGTTGATGTTGAAGTTGTACTTGTTGATGTAGTCGATGTAGATGTCGTCGATGTGGTCGAAGTCGTGCTGGTCGTCGATGTAGTTGATGTAGTCGAAGTAGATGTTGTGCTGGTCGACGTAGTCGACGTTGTGCTGGTCGTCGAAGTGGTTGAAGTAGATGTTGTGCTGGTTGAAGTTGTAGATGTAGTATCTTCAATGGTAGTAGTTGTAGTTGAAGTAGACGTTGTGCTTGTCGATGTCGTTGACGTAGTCGATGTCGTTGACGTCGTACTCGTCGTTGAAGTTGTTGAAGTAGACGTTGTGCTTGTCGATGTTGTCGACGTAGTCGATGTCGTTGA